AAAGACATTGAAAGTAGATGCGTTAAGTCCTTTAGGACTTTATACTTGAGTCTAAGTGATAGCAAATGTATGGGAGAATTGTGGGTTAATTATAAATACTTTTAATGACACTCACAGAAAAACAAAAAACACATCTATTAGATCCAAGATTACACAATGAACAACATGGTGAATTCATTAGGAAATGGGTTCATGATAATCAAGCACCTCAACATATTGTTCACATATTGCACACATTGGCAACAACTCCTATCAAAGAAACCAAAAAGTTTGTGTTTTATAGGGATGAAATATACACCATGCCTACTCACACTGAAATATACAAAAAGACCAAAAAAGGCTGGATATTATCACATAAAATCAAGTATAATCCTTAAACTGTATAAATAACACATGCATACAGACTGAGTCTGACTTACACTTGGAGCAAATATGAGTGAGCAAGAAGCCAACAAACAACCAACCTATCAAAAGAAAAACATCAAATATGGTGAAAAAACAGTCATAGGCAGAGTTGTGGGCAAAAACAAAACCATCATACCAGAAGATGAGTTTTATCAAATGGCCTGTTTGTTTTCAACTTGGAAAGACTTTTCAGAATATTATGGTGTGCATGAAAACACACTGAGATACAATTTTAGTGATTTATACACAAAAGCAAGGCAAACCACTAAAAAGAAATTGCGCCAAAAGATGTTGGAAACAGCACTGAATGGTGATAGAACCATGATGATATGGTTAAGTAAACAATGGTTAGACATGAGTGAAACACCTAACCACAGTCAAGGTGAGCAAGTGTTACCATGGAATGACAATGAAGACAAAAACCTGTAAGTCCTGCACCCAGTCACAGTAAACTCTGAGCTCAGTACTGGTGTGCAGGCAACCTTTGGAGATATATAGATGAAAATACCTGATTACTTTAACAAACCCTCAAGTCACAAAACCACAGTGTTCAACACAATGACACTGACTGGTGTTAGTTTGATGTGGGGTATCATGCTGAATTTGATTTCACCATGGTGGAGCATATTGTGTGTGCTCACCATATTGGTGGGTTATGGTTCAGAAATAGAAGCCAGAAAGATAGACAAAGACAACCTCAGTCTCTAAATGCGTCTCAGCAAGCCTCAGCAAGAAATATCAGATTCAAATGCTAGATTCAAGATTGCGGCTTGTGGCAGAAGATTTGGAAAATCATTCCTATCAATAAATGAAATGGCCAAATTTGCCAGAGTGCCAAACAGGCGTGTGCTGTATTTGGCTCCCACATATAGACAGGCAAAAACAGTTATTTGGGATGAACTCAAAAGTCAACTGTATGCTGTTAATTGGATCAAGAAAGTAAATGAAAGTGACTTAACCATTAGATTGGTTAATAACAGCACCATTGTGATACGCAGTAGTGACAACAAAGATGCATTGCGTGGTGCCAAATATGATTACATAGTGTTAGATGAGTGTGCATTCATGGATGCTGATGTATGGTATAGTGTATTGCGTCCAACACTATCAGACACAGGTGGTCATGCACTGTTTATCACAAGTCCCCTGGGCAGAAATTGGGTATAAATTGGGTATATGATTTGTGGGTAAATGCATCAGTTGAACAAGATTGGCAAGCATTTCAATATACCACATTGGCAGGAGGTTTTGTGCCACCAGAAGAAATAGAGGCTGCCAGAAGAGATCTAGATCAAAAGCGTTTTGAACAAGAGTATGAAGCACAGTTTGTTAATTATGCAGGTGTTATATTCTATGCATATTCAGATGAACACAATCTAAAAGCATATGATATGGGTCAATTTAACCCCAGAACACCCATATACTGTTCAATAGACTTCAATACCTCACCTATCACATGTGGTATTTGGGTCAAATGGCAAGACACTCTGCATGCCATAGATGAAATAGAAATATTTGGCAGTAACACACTGGAACTGGTGCAAGAAATCAAAAACAGATATGGTGACAGACAGTATGTGGCATTTCCAGATGCAACTGGAAGCAGAACAAACACCAACAGTATGGGTATGAGTGATCACATCATATTGAGTAACAATGGTTTCAAAGTGATAACAGACAAAACCAATCCCAATGTAAATGATTCAATTGCTTCAGTGAATAGTATGTTGTGTAACAGTCTAGGTGAAAGAAAGTTATTCATTGACCCTAAATGCAAAAAAATGCGTGAAAGCATGTTGAAGTATGTGTACAAAGAGGGCACCAGAATCCCCCTCAAAGACAACATACATGATCACTTTGCAGATGGTATCAGATATATTTGCCACAGAATGTTCCCTGTAAAACAAACACCTATATCAGATGTGCGTCAGACCAGGATGAGTGCAGGCAGAATGATGAGTTAACATAAATAATGTATGTGTAAGGAGAAGCAAATGGCAAAAGACAAAAAATACATAAGAGCAGGAGATCCCATACAGTTACCACCAAAAGGCTGGATGAGCAACATAAGTGGTAGAAGTGATGGCATCACCTCATTCACAGAAGAATTTGAAAGTCACCCAGGTAGAATCATGTTCAAAAAATACATCAAAGCCTGGAGTGAATTAGATGATGTAGAACAAGCACTGAACAAAATTGCATGTACAGATGTATACAAGAACTATGCAGATGCAATGAAGTATGGTGTTCAAATATACAACAGAAGAGGTAATCCCAGTGAGTTTTAAGGATGGCAACTTACCTCCAAAGAACAGCAGTGAGGGTAAAAAATTAGAAAAGATGGTGTACAACACACCATTCCTCAAAAAGATGAGAGCCAAAAGTCAAGGTGAAAAGTATTCAGACATAGTGAGTGCTGATAATTCAGAAGAATACAAGCAGAACTATGACAAAATAGATTGGACTCACAACAGAGATCAAAAAAAGAACTACAGGGTAAAAATAAATGGCAAATACCAAGATGAAGACTAGAACATACAAGTGTTATTGGCGTCCTACCAAACACTGCACCACAGATCATGTGATTAGAAGTTTCACAGACAATGAATTATGGAGTGCTGAACAACAGTGCAAGTACTACTGTGGTAAATGGGGAATATACATGGCAGAAGAACAATATGGAGAAAATGATGAGACACAGAGCAACAACTAGATACAAGAATGGTGGTAAGCACAGAGGCAAAACCATCAGTCAAAGTGAAATAAACAGAAGAATAGCACAGAGTTTTGGATACAAACACAGCATCAATCCAGAATTGATTGGGGATAAAGGTTCAAATGCACCAAGTGTACCAACACAATCATTTGAAAATCCACATATAGTTGACACAGAAACCATCAAACTATAAGTATATGTGCTTGTCCTAACTAGCCTATGCTGATATTAAATTAACAGTATAAAATAAAAAACCCTCAATGCAGATGTGCAAAGAGGGTTTTTTTATGAAGGTGCCACCCTTCTGGTTTTTACTACTAATTGAATAAAATAAGTATTAAGTATAGTGGGAGCGTTTGTTTACACAGGTTCTCCTGATATATGCTCCCTGGTTTCTTGTGAGCAGTGCTAACGCAATACACCTGTATTGCCAACTCACAATAATAATTATAACACAGTGTAGAAGTTTGTCAACCTTTTTTGGCCAAAAAAAAAGCCACCTTATTGATTTGGTGGCTTGTGTCTACACTTCCATATTGAAGGGTTGTTCTTATGGTAACGCCCTGTATTTGGATTGTGTTAATAATAGCATCATCTAAACAAAAGTCAACCATTTTAGTCAAAAAAAAGCCCTCTAATGGCTGTAAGAGGGCTTCAATTTGATAACACTGTGTTAAACTAATAACACAAATACATTATAATTTGGGAAAACATAATGTAATACTATTTACCAGATTTGATAATTTCATACAGTTTTTCACCACTAAAGAATTGATCTAGATGTTGTACCAATTTTGTGTAGTTGGTCAATCTCTTGCTGAGTTGACTGTGAAAACTGATTTTTGATATTAGATCATTGGCCAATTTGTCTCTGTGTTCTACAGCATTGCCATATGTTTCAGTCCATTCACTGGGATACTTACACCATACAGGAAACATTTCTGAATAACTCAGTCTGTCTGGCACCATGGGCACACAACCACACAACACACCTTCATACATGCTGATACCCAGTGTTTCTTGTGTGTTAGCACTAAACACCACTTTGCTACTGCATAACAAATCATGATATTCTGCTTTGGTTAATGGTGTGCTTTGACATACTGTATATTCACAGTCTGGCACAGTGTTAGATAACAATTCAAATATGTCTAACTGTTTCTCTGGTGCTAATCTGTGTGGAAACAGCACTCTGTTAGCCCTCACCTCAGTGAGTCTTTGTTGTGCAATATGTGGTGCAAGTTCAGTTTTCAAATACTCCATGGGCCAACCCACTTTGTGCATTCTGCCTTTGGGTAACAGTGGATATGTGTTACTGAACAAATCACAGTGAAATTGTGTGGCAAAAAAGTTGTGATCATATGTGCTGTACATTGCACATTCTGTATAACCAAACACAGTTTTGTCTTGAACTCTGCCCAAAAAGTCATGAGGATCATAACTGCCAGCATGCCACATACCACCTATTTTTATTGATATGTTTAACAGATCAGCCATATACTTTAACTGTATAACAGTGGGATTCCAAGCATCAGTGTACAAGAAATAATCACCATCTTTAACTGTACCATCTGCAAACAGAGTGGCAATTTGTTTGAGTTGTTCACTTTTCCAATAGTTGGTGCCTGAAAAGTTTAAGAATGCACCAGGTGTTGTGTCTTGGGGTGTGTCTGGGGGACCTGATATTACAGTAGTAGGTATGCCAGCATTTTCCAATTGCTGTGGCAAATATTTCTGCCATTGAGCAGTGTATCTGGTTTCTACTGGTTCAAGTTCTATGAGATATAACATTTAACATCACCTCTTTCACAGTTTCATCATACAGTACACCATGTGTGCCTGTGCCATAACTGTATCTGTTGGGCATTGTGTATAATGCTTGTTGAACATCTGCATACTGTTTGCCTAATATGCCCAACAAATACTGTTTCATTTTAATGGTTTTTTCTTGATCACTGGTCATTTTGTGCTAAGAATTCTCTCATGTTCATTGGCTTGGTGTTTGTTCTTTTCAATTGATCTACCAAACTGACTTCATTTTTGTTTTGTTGTCTGATAGATTCCAGTATGCCATTTGTGCCTCTGTATTCTACTTTATACTGTTCATCTTCTCTGTCACAGTATTCTATGATGTCAATTAAGTCTGCTGGGTTTGTGATAATTATGTTGATCATGTTTTCTCCTTATTGTGCGTTTTCTATCAATATCATCATTAGACGCCATTTGTCTGAATGATTGCTTTTTGTGGCTTTGTTGTATTCTTTGCTTTCTACTTTGAGTTCTACTTTTTTGAGAAAGTCATAGTCCCATTGTGGTAGAACTTTGTTATAGTGTTGCATACACATTCTGATCAAATCAGTCATGATATCAACATCTATGTTTTTTAAGGGATCAACAAATTTTCTACCAAACATGTTTTCAACTGTGTTGTATTCTGCATGTTTGACATTTTGCCATATGTTTTTGTCTACATTGTTTTCAACCAATTCTTCAAAATAGTAATTGATTGCATCTTTGACTCTGGGTCTATTCATCAATTTGAATTCTAGATCATTAGTGTCAACTTTTCTTTGTGTTATCTGCATTGTATTGCCTCCATATAAGTTATTATACATAGTTTATTTATACAAGTCAACCAAAATTTACAAATAAACTGGTGTAAAATGAACAATTACATAAATAGTATTGTGAGAGCGTGTAATTACATATTGCATTGATATTCTCCTAAGGAACTAGCTCTCACTCAAATAAAATTGCCATTTTGCCCCCTACAAATCTACTCCAATTGGTTTTAGGGGGTTTTTTACAGTTTTTACCACAATATGGATAAATAAACAATGTTAATTAACAAACTATAGTACCAGGAGAAACCTTGGCCAATCAATATTCTGAATTCATTACCTCAACGCACAGTCTCTATGACAGATATCAAAAAGAATGGCAGTTATGCATCAACAGTTGGTATGGTGGTGAAGAATACAAAAGAGCAAGATTGCTGAGAGCTTATAATGTAGACCTACAAACAGCCTCAGAACAAGTCACCACTTATGTAACAGATGAAAGTGGTGCAGTAGTTGGCAAAAGCAAAGCCAAACTCATGCAGAACAGCACAAACAGTTCTAGTGCGGCTGCCAGAGGTGATGATGTTATTGATGGCACCTTTTATGGTGAAAAATTAGATAACACACCACTGTACAACTATGTTAAATTGGTTGTGGCAGAATACAATGCACTGCTGTTTAGAAACCCACCTCAGAGAACATTACCAGATACCCCAGAAATCAACACATTCCTACAAGATGTAGATGGTGAAGAGAATTCAATTGGGGAATTCATGAGTCTAGTAGATATGTACACCACAGTGTTTGGTGTATGTCATGTGGGTTGTTACAAGCCAGCAGGTTCAGAAATACCAAGATGGAGAATACATACTCCACTAGATATCACAAACTGGGAATATGCATATGACATAGATGGCAACTTGAAACTAAACAAAGTTGCAATCAAAATAGATGATTCAGATGTGCATGAAGTGTACAGATTAATGACTCCAGAAACCATTGACACAGTGTTTGTGGCCAAAGAAGAAGAAGACTACATACCCCCACAAATACAAGGCCTCACACAGATAGATGAAGGTGTATTCATGGTTAGCCAAGAAAATGAATTGGGCTACATACCACTTAAAACATTCTATCAAAGCACCAAAGTGTTCAACAATGTAGGCACAACAGTTATACAAGATGTTGCCAGCATACAGAGAAGCATATATGGTGA